ATTCATTATAATGCAATTGAATATACAGGGGTAATTTGGAATGATGTAAGACCTTCATTAAGACTTATAAGAATTATTGAAGCGATTGAATCATATTATGGGATTACTTTTAGCAGGGACTTTTTCGGACGATCAGAATTTACTGAGTTGTATATGTGGATGAACAATGAGAAAGGAAATAAGGTTGGAGGTAATACAATAGCGGTTGATTTTACAAGTGGAGATACAACAAATGTAAATCTAACAACGAACATATGCAGTGTTACATCTTTTAATACTTCGGCAAGTAATGATGAAGTGTATTGGCAATTAGCGCTTTCTGTTTATTCAAATATATCAAATGTTGGGAAAAAAATAACTGCTATTACTTACAATAACGACGAGATATTACAAGAACAAGAATTGCAATTGGGTTCTTTTTTTGGCGCAGCTATAACATCTTCTTTCACACCTTTTTTAAGGCACGAAACATCTGGAGTTCCATTGACTTATAATATTAGATACGAGATTAAATCAGATACAGAAATTACATTTTGGACAAGTCTATTTCAGTATAGAAAAGGATATTTGAATCAAACTTACCAAACTAACGGATCAAGTCAAACTATAACATCACAATTTCAGGGGAATAATAATTTACCTAAAATAAAAATAATTGATTTTTTAAAAGGTATATTTCAAAAATATAAACTGGTAGTTATTCCACAAGAAGATGGAGTAATTTATGTAAACACTTTAAAAGATTATTACTTGTCTGGTAACATGTATGATATTACAGAGTTTATAGATTGGGAATCGTACGATGTTGAGCGTGGTAATATTCTGAGTGAAATTAAATATAATTTTCAAGAGCCAACAACAATATTAAACAAACAGTTTAAAGAAAATACAGGCATAGCTTATGGCGATTTAGAAGCTATTTTAAAAGATGATAATGGTGAAGTATTGCAAGGCGATACTTTAACAATTACGTTACCATTTGAGCAGTTTGTATATGAAAGGTTAAGTGATTTAAGTAATGGGAATCAAACAAATATTGTTTATGGTGCAATTGTAGATGATAAAGTCGAGCCAGTTAATCCAAAGCCACATATTTTTTATAACATAAATTTAGATTTAGCAGGTAAACAGATTGGTTTTATAAATGAAACTGGAGGCAGGGAAATAATAAATAGTACATTAAATGTACCTTCACACGTTAATGACATAGAAACAAAAACATTTAGTACTGTATTCGGAAATGAATATAATGAATATGATGGTGTAAAAATAGAAAATACTTTATATTCTAATTATCATCAACAATATATCAATAATGTTTTTAATATAAAACGTAGAAATTTTATTTTTAAATGTAAAAATTTACCTTTAAGAATATTGATGAATTTGAAGTTGAATGATATGCTTAAAATAAAAGATAATTATTATCGTATTGACAAATTCACTACTGATTTAGTTACAAAAGAAACTGAATTTAATTTAGTAAATAGCTTTGATTATTCATTGGATGGATTTTTTACAAATACTTCTAATATCTATTTAAGTAAAGACGTACAAAGTTATTCGGCTTATGTTAGCAATTTAACGTTATACGATGTCGTAAAAATTGATAGTGGTTCGGGTACTGATTGGATAACGGTTTCAGATGACGGCACTAATTTGATTTTTACAGTAATAGAAAATACACAATTAAGAAGGTATATTTTTATAAATGTAACAGATTCAGTAACAAATCAAACGATACAATTTTATATAAATCAAGAAGGCGTAATTGTCAGAGCCGATAATACAACAATGACAGCAGATACAAATTTAATAACAGCAGATTATGTCTAAACAAATTATCTCAATAGGAACAATTGCCAACGATAATACGGGTGACCCATTAAGAACAGCATTTACAAAAGCGAATGAAAACTTTGACGAACTTTATTCAGGCTTTACAGGCTGGGAACAAATAACAGACAATACATATACTATTGGTTCACCGCTTACAATATTAAGCGGAGTTACAGGCAAAATATTAACTGGAACAGGAACTAAAATACAAACTCAATTACCGACAGGCGTTACTACTTTTTGGGACACTACAACAGATAAACTTTTAGGGGTAAATGATGGCGATGCGTTTACATTGTCTTTAAGATTCAAAGCATCAATGGATGTTGTTAATGGGTTGGCGGATATAGGTATTAATATAGGAGGAACATTGGGTGTGATTAGTGAAGAAACAATATTATTTCACAAAGGATTAAACGTGGAACAAAGATTTGATATTGATTTAAGTTATTTTACAGGAACAACATTTATGGCTAATGGAGGTGATATTGAAGTAACGCCTTTAAATGGTGACATAGTTATTTATGATATTGTAATGGTAATAATTAGAACACATAAGGGACAATGATATCGCAAATAATAGACCTACTTCAAAAGAATAAATTTTATGGAGCAGGAAAATATACGGAAATTGCAAAAGGCAAAAATGAGATAGGTCATTCATTTAGAAAAATATTTAGATTATGGCATTCGAAAAAGAGATAGTAGTAAATGTTAAGCAGGAGGGTTTAGACGACACTTTAAAAAAAGTAAATAAACTCGATGCTTCATTAGATGACTTAGGAGATACTAATAAAGAACTATCTAAAACAATGGATGGGACTAAGCAATCAGTTTTAGATAATGGTGGTGCAATGGGATTGCTTAATGATGCAACAGGTGGACTTGCAATGACTGTAAAAGATGCCGTTGAAGCTAGCGCATTATTTGCCAAAGAGTCAAAAATAGGTATGGCAGTACAAAAAGCATATACCACTGTCATGGGAACGTCAACAGGTGCAATGAAAGCGTTTAAGATAGCATTAATAAGCACAGGTATTGGAGCGATAGTAATTGCCATAGGTTTGTTAATTGCCAACTTCGATAAAGTTAAGACTGCAGTAATGAATTTGATTCCAGGACTAAAAGCGGTTGGTGATTTCTTTGGAAAAATAATTGATAATGTTACAGATTTTGTTGGAGTAACTTCTGATGCTACAAGGGAAATGGATAAGTTAAATAAAGCTACTGAACAAATGCTTATCAGTAATAAAGATTTGTTAGCTAGTTTTGGTGATCAGTTATCAGAATTTCAAAAGAAACAAGTTGAAATTGCAAACGGATTAGCGGAAAGGATAAAAGAAATAAATGAGCGCAAAGATATTGACGACAAACAACGTGCTAAATTAGTAAAAGAAGCACAGGAAAGAGCGAAAAGGGAATTATTAAAGAACATTGATGACACTAATGAAGCTGCAAGAAAAAAAGAGCAGGAGGAAAATGATAAAAAAAATGAGGAATATCAAAAAAGTTTAGAAGATGCTGAAAACAAACGCAAAGAAGAGTATGATAATGAGGTTGCACAAATAAAAAAAATAAACGATTTAAAAGCTCAATTAGCAAAAGAAGATTTAGACAGACAAAAATCAGATCAAGAGGCTTTAAATGAGTATGAAGATGAACAATTTCAATTAGACCTTGACAGAGAAGATGAGAGATTGAAAAAAGAGTTTGAAAACATTCAAAAAGAAAAAGCAGCTGAAGAAACTTTGCGAAATATGAAAGTTTCAATTAGAGAAAATACAGCAGGTCTTATTTTAAATATAGCAAAAAAAGGTAGTGCAGTTTCAAAAGCTATTCAAATAGCAGAAATAATTAGAGAACAAGTAAAAAGCGGAAGTCAAAGTTTCTCAGCAATGACAGCTGCAAACGCAAAAGCAATAGCCGCATCGCCATTAACAGCGGGACAACCATTTGTCACAATTAATACTGCTCAAGTTTTAAGTGGTATAGCACTATCAGCAGTTGGGGCTGGAAAAGCAATTAAAGATATAATGTCTGAAAGTAAAACACCTTCAAGTTTTGCAGGTGCAAGTTCAGGGAGTTCAGGTGGTGGAGGTTCAGCACCAGCAGCACCATCTTTCAATTTAGTACAAGGTACAGGAAGCAATCAAATAGCGCAAGGTTTAGGACAACAACAAAGACCTATACAAGCGTATGTAGTAAGTAATAATGTTACAACAGCACAAGCATTGGATAGGAATATTATTGCTGGCGCAAGTTTGTAAATGTATTAATTTATAACAATAAGTTAAAAATTTAGTTTAATATATAAATCCTTTATAAAATGAAAGTAGAAGAAATACATTTAGCGTTAAAAAAGAATCAAGAAGGGCATAAGATTCAATTGGCAGATATTAGAACAATTTTACAAGGTCAATTAGGAGATGGAGACGCTCAGATTACGAAAGGTAGACAGTCTTTGTCATCTGTAATTGATGGCTATGAAAATGCAATTAAAATTTATAATTCAATTGTGCCAGATGCCAACAAATATATTGAGATGGCTAAAGCGTTGGGAGAAACTACAATTTTATCAAATTTAGAAAAGATTAAGAAGGATGCACAAACGATGATAAAAGCAAGTGAAGGCGCAATATCAAAATTGAAATCTATTTAATGAAAACTTACGAAGCGAAATATAACCCATTAATCAATAAAGGAGTTTATGGAATTTCTTTGGTTGAAAATCCTGCAATGGAGGGTTTAGTCATTGCTTTAAACAAACATACTGAAATACAATTAAAGGAAGTTGACAAAGAACAACGTATTTTAATGGGTTTAGTTTTAGAGCCTAACAAACCAATTTACAGAAATCAAAACGGTGAAGAATTTAATATTATTTTCAATGAAGATACTATAAAAGACTTGTCTTATGGTTTCTTTAAAAATAATAGCCATTCAAATTCAACAATTGAACACAATGAAACTTCAAAAATTGAAGGTGTTACATTTACTGAAAGTTGGATAATTGAAGACCCTAAAATTGACAAGTCCGCAAACTTTGGTTTTAGTTATCCAAAAGGAAGTTGGATGGCGGTTATGAAAGTTGACAATGACGAGGTGTGGAATGACTATGTAAAGACAGGGAAAATAAAAGGTTTTAGCATTGACGCAATGTTATCATTGGAAGAAATTAATTTAAAATCAGAAATAAATATGAGTGAACAAGCGAAAACAAACACGCTTTTAGAAAAGATATTGTTAGCTTTTACACCAAAGGAAAAAGAGGTTAAACTCGGAATGATTCCTTTAGCAGATGGGAGTTTAAATATTGAATTTGAAGGCGAGATGTTAGAAGTAGGTATATCCTGTTGGGTAACAGCAGAAGATGGGACAAAAGTACCAGTTCCAATTGGAGAACATCCATTAGAAGATGGAACAGTATTGGTTGTAACACAAGAGGGGATTGTTGGAGAAGTAAAGCCAGCAACAGCACCCGATGAAGCACCAGCAGAAGTTGAAGCGACTAATGAAGGTAAAAACAGCAATGACACTAAAATTTTAAATGAAATTGAAAGTGCAATTAAAAGTATTTTAATTAAATATTCAGAAATCGAAAAAACGGTTATTGAATTAAAAGCTCAAAACGAAAAACTTAAATGTGAGTTTGTAGAATTATCAAAACAACCTGCTGCTAAACCTATTAAAGGAACGGTAGTACAAATGGGTCAAAAGGGTAAATTTTCTGATTTATTAAATAAACTAAACAACAACTAAAAAAATAGAATATGGCATTTGAATTAAATATTACAACCGATTTTGTTGGCGATGTAGCGGGAGATTACATCGGCAAAATGATTAAAGAAAGTAATACAATTTCTGACAACTTAGTAACAGTATTACCGAATATTGTTTCAACAACTTATTTACGAAAAATAGAAACTGAAGATTCCTTCATTGATTACGTTTGCGGATGGACGCCTTCTGGTTCTGTAACTTTAAGCGAATATTCAATTACTCCTAAAAAAGTTAAATGGGACGCAGAGTTTTGTAAAGAAGATTTTAGACAATTATGGACAGCTCAAGAAATGGGATTCTCAGCTCATAACGATAATTTACCTGCAACAGAACAAGCTGCAATGCTTTTAGACATGGGGAAAAGAATTGCAAGAAAAGTTGATGTTGATATTTGGGAAGGTGATAACTCAACAGGTAGATTTAATGGTTTGATTCCTCAGTTCTTTTGGATGCAACCGTTATTGATGTTGCTACACCAGTTGCGATTACAAGTGCAAACGTAGAAGCAGAATTAGCTAAATTTATTGATACTGTTCCCGATGCAGTTATCGGAGCACCTGATTTAGTTTTAGGAGTTTCAACAAACGTATTAAGAGCGTTGAAAAAAATACAAGGTTCTTTAGCACGTGCTAACGGTACTTTTATCAATCCAAGTGAATATGACTTTAATGGATATACTTTGACTGAAATCAAAGCGTTGAACGCTAACACTATGGTAGCTTATGCAAAATCTAATGTTACTTTTGTAACTGGTTTATTAGCTGACCATAATGAGATTAAAATCAAAGATATGGACGAAACTGATTTAAGCGGAACTGTAAGAACAAAAGTAGTATTCACGGGAGCAATTGGGTATGCTTACGGAGCAGAAATAGTATTGTACAGAGCTTAGTCATAATTATTAACATAAGGGCGTTTAATATCGCCCTTTATAAAATCTTAAAAATATGGCTTGTGATTTAACAGTAGGCAGGGTAAAGCCTTGTAAACAATCATTAGGTGGTTTAGGTAAATTATATCTTTTCAACTTTTTAGAAAATCCTTTTACGGTACTTGCAGGAGTTGCTACGGCAATAAATCCATTATTAACTATCGGAAATGTATTTGAATATGAACTTGAAGGCGATGGAAATAATGTAGCTGAAAGTTTAGTGTCAGATAGAAACACAGGAACTTCAGTAAACACACAAACGATTACAGCAGTTTTAAAAGGAATTGATGCAACAACTTCAGCACAAATGAATTTGTTAGCTTACGGATTTCCAATGGCAGTTGTAAAAGATAGAAATGGCATTTATCACGCAATAGGAATTGATGATGGCATTGATTTTACAGTAGCACAAACAACAGGTGGTGCAAAGACAGAATTGAACGGATATACTTTAACAGGCGTATCAACAACAGGAAGTCTTTCACCTAAACTTGACTCAACAACAGTAACTGCATTTTTAGCTTTGGTAGCTTAATATTTGGGTTCATTATTATTTAGAAAGCGTTTTTAATTAAACGCTTTTTTTGTTCAAATAAATAACAAAAACGGCAATATTTAGTTTTATAAGTATGATACAAGTATTAACAACTAAATCTGAACATTCAATTACATTTATAGGTAGATATGTTCCTACAATAGAGTGTTTTTTATCATTATATAATGAAGTAACAAAAGTTGAAACGAATGTATTGAACACATTTTCAACTATAAATGGCATTACAACAGTTACATTTACATTTACTTTTTTAGAAAATGATAAATATCAGATAAAAATTAGCGATGATGATGGCATAATTTATAGGGGTAAGATAATTGCAACCGTTCAAACAGCACAAGAATTTAAACAAACAAAAGACTTATATTATTATGAGTAACGATATACGATTATTTCAACTTAGCAATTACGTTAGACCTAAGTTAGAGGAAAATAAAAGTAAAAACTGGGTATTAAATGGTCGTAATAATTCATTTTATCAGTACGTTATAGACCGTTTTAATGGTTCTCCGACTAATAACGCTATTATATCAAGCTATATTGATTTGATTTACGGAAATGGACTTGTGGCACGTAACAAAGATATGTCTGCTTGGGTAAATTTCTTAACTATTTTAAAGCCTAAAGAGCTAAGACAGATAATTGCAGACTTTCAAATGTTTGGAGAGGC